TTGGCGAGTGCTGCATGAACCTACGCAGAGAAGCCATAGACCGAGAATGTCAAATCCGCTTACAGGGCTGTCTTAACTCTCCGTGCTGTCTTTGTCACTTCCGTATATCGGGCATATCCGGCATGGGCATGAAATCGCCTGACCTGATAGGCGCATGGGGTTGCCACTACTGCCACGGCATAGTTGACACGGACAAATCGGCAGAGGTTCAGCTTGACTTTGCCAAAGCGGTATTCAGGACGCAGAACACGTTGCTGAAAGAGGGGAAGATTAGTGGGTAAGTTCATCGAGGACGATCACCAGAAAGCCCTGTTCAAATGGGCGGATATGGTAGCCAGCCCGAATTACCCCACAAACCTGATGTATGCGGTTCCGCTAGGTGGCAAACGTGACTTGCGCGAGGCGGTACGGTTGAAAGCGCAAGGCGCGAAAAAGGGCGTACCCGATATGTGCCTGCCAGTAGCAAGCGATGGCTTCCACGGCCTTTATATCGAGCTTAAACGGCCTATCGTTAAAGGCGAGGCCAAGCCTACGGTATCGCCGGAACAGAAATACTGGATTGAACAGCTACGGCTTCAGGGCTATAAGGCAGAGGTTTGCTACGGCTGGACTGAGGCTAAGGAATTAATAGAGGGGTATCTATGTGCAAAATAAGCGAATCCCTGGTGGCATCAATCAGCTTTCTGCCTGCTGAACAGCGTGAAATGGTTCTAGCCAACTTCCGGCAATCCATGCGCGATTATGAGGGGCAGAAAATTGTCGGGTATTTGCCGAAAGACCGTAGCGCAGACCATCGCAAGGTATCCGAGTTGCACCATGACGGCATGAGTATAAAGGCTATCGCTAAACTCATGAGGATGTGCCGAAAGACCGTGCGCAAAGTGGTAAGGGGTGGGGTGAATTAGGGGGTGTAAATGCCCCATAGCAATGTGGAATAGTGAAAGCACCTAAAGGAGGTGCTTATGTCTGATGCAGTTTTCGTAGAAAAGCTAGGCAATCAGTTTCGATTGACCGTATATGCTGAATCACTTGCTGAGGCGCAATGCCTTATGAACATGATGCTGAATGCAAAGCCAGCAGAAGCCTTTATTCCGCCTAAACCGCTAACACCTACCGCTGAGGCGTTGCTTGCCAAGCAGGACGGTGAGGAATGAATGCGTTCGATAGGGCTATGGCCGTAATGCTCGTCCTGATTGGGTTTATTATCGGGCCAGTATTTGTTGTCGCGGCTGTCATGTATGGGCATTGGGTTTCGGCAATCTTTCCAGCGCTGTCCTTGGCGGTGCTTTACTCCGTTCTTATTACGACAGGCATTCAGAGTAAAGACTTCTTTTGGTGGACAAAATGATTAGTTGCGCAACTCTTTGGCGCGACATCTACGTTGCAGGAATTGTTGCTGGCAGAGTAAGCCCATCCGCCTGCGCTGACGCTGGCGTGGCGAGATTCCTTGAAAGGTTCGACAATGACACGCTCTTTAAAACTGAATACTTTGAGAAGAAACTTTCCGAGGTGATAAATGATTAGCGCAGTCAACACACTTCTGGCACTAGCAGGCATATTCGGATTCGTCATCGGCTGGCTCGGTGGTCGGCTGTATTCGGGGTGGATGGAATGATTGAGCTTCGGTGGAAAAAGCAAAAGTTGAGTGACCCATTGCTTAGCTACTATGCTCCGCCTGTTTTGCAGTATCGCCATGCAGCAATCGGAGTTGACTTTTTGGGTTATACCGTTAACTCAGAATGGCAAGATGTGCCGGAGGTGGACGAATGATTACCGGAACATTAACCGTATTCCTGATAATGCTGCTGGCTTTCATGCTTTGGGCGATTAGCGAGTATTGGGAGGATTTTCATTGAGCAGGCATCTAATCGTACCTGATACCCAAGTACGTCCTGGCGTTCCAATCGACCACATGGAATGGATTGGGCAGGCCATTGTTGAGTACAAGCCTGACAGCATCATCCACTTGGGCGATCACTGGGATATGCCAAGCCTGTCATCGCATGACGCGCCAGGCTCAAAGGCCACAGAGGGCGCACGGTATGAAAACGATGTAGAGATTGGCAATAAAGCATTTGCCATGATGTGCGCACCAATGGAGGCGGAGATTGCTGCCATGAAAAAAGCGCGTAAGCCTTTGTGGAACCCGCGCAAGGTGTTTTTGACTGGCAACCATTGTGACCGCATATCAAGGGCGATAAGTGCAAACCCTAAGTTTGATGGTGCGTTATCGCTTAACCATTTGGACACTAGAGGATTTGAGCGTCATGCCTTTTTGGAGCGTGTGTGGATTGATGGATTGTTATATAGCCATTACTTCCAGTCTGCCAATAGCCCTAGAGCGATTGATGGTTCGATTGATGCAATGTTCAATCGTATCGGCGCGCCATTTGTTCATGGCCATCAGCAAGGCTTCAAGTACGGAACACGCCAGTTAGCAAGCGGTAAAACGTGGCATGGAATAGTTGCCGGATCGTGCTATTTGCACCGCGAAGAATACCGAAAAAATCAAGGCCAAAGGCATTGGCGAGGCATTGTCATTTTGAATGAGGTTGAGGATGGCGAGTATTGCATCATGCCGTTAACGCTCAAGTACCTTTGTAAAAAATATACAGGTAAAACTCTTTTGGACTACATGAATAAAAAATATCCGAAAGATGATTGGAGGCACTTGACATGACGGACGAAGTAGGCGACTACGACAAGCGCGGTAAAGACCTATGGCAGGCATACGCCATATTCGGGCGCAGGACGCTGCCAGACGACCTACACAGCGCTTTACAGCTTGCGAGGCAGTTCTCTATACACGGAGCGCCTGAACACGGTCAGCGGGGCTTGGGTGCGGGATTCATTGGCGACAAGGTTTGGTTGCGGGTGGTATCAGGGGTGAATGTGTACGACAAGCCGATTTATGAATGGTCAATGCACTTTGCCGAGGCATTGGCGGGTAGTTATCAACTAGGCAAGCAATCCAAGCGGGTGATTAAGTCTTATAAGCAAGCGTGGGGCGATGAGGCGGCGTGTGATGGTGTGGATTATGTGTTTTATGGTGAAAGTGCGGTAAGCGTTAAGGCTAGGACGGAACAGTATGGCTTGAGCTATCAGCCATATACGCGATTAAGGACGTATGTAGCAGGAGTGCTGTTAGCGCAGGCGGCACGGTTTGAAACAGATTTAACTTATGCGCTTCGGGTGGATAAGTTCTCATGAACTGGTTTGAAAGACAGATAGCCTTAGAAAGGGCCGAGAGATACGCCATTGATTCGCTTCCTGATGGCGAGTTTAAGAGTGAGATGAAAGCAAGGATGCGTGCTGAAGAGTTAGAAGAGGCATTAGATAGGCGCAATGCCGAGTTATGCAAGGCAATAAGTGAAGTCAAATTATCCATTTTCTAAAGGAAACCGCATGAAAAAGACATTATCGAAAACACAGAAGATTCTCCGCGCCATTCAACGCACCAAGCGCGGCCTGACAACCGAAACAATCCGTGAGCGTTTCGACATTACCAACGTGAGTGCGTTCATCAACGACCTGCGGCGCACAGGCCATACGGTGCAATCAGTCAGCGTTAACGGCGTTAATCGGTGGGTAGCGTAAGTGTTCGGGTGGCTTAGGTGGCATAAGCCGATTGTCTATATAGGAACAGGTGGCGTTACATACAATCGTGATCGTGTAAAGGTTGTGGACGAGCGAAATACGGCGGCTAAAACCACAACAGCAACGTCCTGCTATGGCGACCACTTGTGGAGTAACATTTACGCTAATTGGTGGAAAAAACAGGGCGAGGCTAATTTAGAAAAAATGGTTGCACAATTACATCCTGTAAATGATTACGCGTCTAAATTGATGGGAACCGCACCGCCTGAAACCGTTGAAAGCGTCCTAAGCAAGTTTGATGATGCGGGGGCTGACAGGCCAAAGGTTGTTATAACTGGCGATAAGGGTGCGCGTGGCCGTGAGTGGTGGTGGGGTAAAATTGACGACGGAGTGGTTGCCGGATCGTCGAGCCTTGCCACCTGCGAGAAAGATGTTATTTCACATCTAAATAATCGCCTTGATTATACGGTAGTCGAAACTACAACCATCACCTATGAGTAAACACGCGCCTGTGTTGTTGGGCGGTAAAATACATACGAAACCAACAGCATTAAGAGGCAATAAGGGGCATTTGCCCAAGCCCACCTTGTAGAGAACCGCTTGCGGCCACAAGGTTCCTTATAACACGGCCCCTGCCTCTTTCCATTCATCGGATACGCGGGGGTTTTTTAATACGCACAGAAATGCACATTACTTAAACATATACCGATAACATGCACAAAAATGCGTGTTATTTAAACATGAGGCGAATATGTCAGACGAACCAGAATCAGGCATATTCACCACTCCTGCCGAGGAAGAAACATTTGAGCCGCTACCGCTAGTCATTCACGATGGATCGATGGCGATATTCGACCAGGTGGAGTTCGGGCGGATTCATAATTGCATTGCAGCACGATTTATTGACGGATACCTGAGCGTCCTAGACGTACAGTCTGGGCTTTGGCGCGATGATGGCAGTCCAGTATTGCGTAAAGTTCAATGATCCCTGATAGCTTCCAGCTAGGTGCGCACACTATAACCGTGCAGAAAAACGCACGGACTAAGGACGCATACGGGCTATGGCACGAACAAAAGAAGCTGATACAGCTTGCCAAGCCTAGGGCTGATTGGAGCGAGCATTTCACCTTGCAAGTGTTTTGGCATGAGGCGTGTCACGCAATTTTGGAATACATGGGTAGGGGCGATTTAAGTCAGCAAGAGCATTTTGTTGACGGCCTGTCTGAGGCTTTGACACAGATAGCACTTACGCGAAAAGATTAAATGATTTGTGGTGACAAGGTTCAGAAAGCCGCCTGATACTTCTAGCGCGTTACATCGAAAGAAGCAGTCACAGTTATAAAGCAGGCCACCACAAGTTGCACGGACGCTAATTGACACATGGAAGTGTCACCTAACCTAAGAATAAAAATGAATACACACGCTGACAACTTTGCCGAGGCGGTCAAGGTAGCACCTCCGATAACCATATCATTCGTAAGCATGGCGGGGTTCACCATTTCAGACTTCACTTATGCGGTTACAGCCCTGTACACGGTGATTATGATTTGCCAGCACGCATGGGAAAAATGGGTTAAGCCGTGGCGCAAGAACCGCAAATAAAGCCGCAATCCGTAGGCTCAAGCCTAGCGGTCAAGGGCATAGGTGCGGCGTTACTGTTGGCTGCTCCTGTTGTCATGTTCTTTGAGGGTAAGCGTAACGATGCTTACTATGACAATCTGCCGAGCGTGGCTCTGATAACCGCTTGTTATGGGCATACAGACCCAAGTTTAAAGATTACCGACAAGTTCACAGACGCGCAATGTAAAGACCTTTTGCTAGAGGATTTGACCGAGGCTAACGCTGGAGTCAATGCCTGTATCAAAGCGCCTTTGACTGATGGCCAGAGGGCTGCGCTGATTAGCTTCACGTACAACGTAGGGCGCGGAACATTGTGCAAATCCACATTGGCAAAGAAAGCCAACGCAGGACAGCCATTCTGTTCGGAGTTAAGCCGATTCGTGTATGCGGGTGGCAAGGTTCGCAAGGGGCTGGCTAAGCGCAGGGCTGTTGAGCTTAGGCTTTGTGAAACTAACTGAAACCCAATCAGCCTTAATCTTTTTCATATTGGTATTCAAGTTCGGCGCATGTGCGCTGGTATTCATTCGTTTAAAGGAAAGACCATGCAAGGATTCTTAGGGCAGATGTTCGCAGGAGGTATGGGGCGACCTAGTGGTCAGTTCGGTCAGCCCAATATGACCCTGCCGAAACAGCCTGTTCAGCACATGCAGATGCCTGATCCTAACCAACAATTCCAGCAGCCACAGTTCCAATGGGGGCAGGGTGCGCAGGGTCTGATTAACTTTGGTGACAGGCCCGCATGGAGTGCCCAGCAAGGTCAAGGTATGTTCCAGCAAGGGCAACGTCCTCAGTTCGGATCGTATCAGAACTGGGCAGGTGGTTCGCCTGGCTTCGATGAAAGCAATGGCCGCAGAAGCGCATGGGGTGGCTGGTGAACCTTGCTACTGGTGAAAAGCGTCTTATGGCCCGTGAATGGGCGCAGGAAGCCGAAAAGGCAGTTGCTACGGTGTCTAGCAGCGTTTGGGCTTATGACGGCTCTGCAACGCTTGCAAGCGCTACCTTGACAGGCACTAAAGCAACCGTGCTATTCACTCCAACAAGTGATGGCTTGCTTACGAATACTGCTACGTTCAGCGATGGGCAGGTGTTTATCTATATGTGGCAAGTGGTTGTTGACTGATGAGCGATTTAGACGGCAATTCACCTAAATTAGGCGAAGTTAGGAAACCGAACGATGGCAAGGGCAGGCCGCCAGGTATTCCGAACAAGGCTACTAAGGCGCTAAAGGATATGATTCTGGGCGCATTGGACAAATCGGGTGGCGAGGCTTATCTGTGCGAACAGGCTGAAAAGAACCCGCAGGCATTTCTAACGCTGATTGGCAAGGTGCTGCCTAGTGAGATTAAGGCCGAGGTGGGTATGACTGGCGACATCGTGGTGAAATGGCAACGGTAATAGAGATTGACTACAATCCCCGCTGTCAATCCGATTCCTATCATGATCGCGCTGAGCGATGGTCTTGCACGGTTGCGCATAGGCGCTTTGGCAAGACTGTTCGGGAGATTAACGAGCTAGTCAAGAAAGCGGTGTTGTGCGACAAGGAAGCGCCGCGCTTTGCGTATGTCGCGCCTTATTACAATCAGGCCAAGAATGTGGCTTGGGACTACCTGAAAAAGTATTCACGTCCTTTGTGGGCAAGACCTGCGATGGAGTCTGAGCTGACTGTTGAGCTGATAAACGGCTCGCGTATTAGGCTTTATGGAAGCGATAATGCGGATGCGCTCAGAGGAATTTACCTTGACGGCGTAGTTTTAGACGAATTCGGAGATATGAAGCCGAACATATTCGGTGAGATTATCAGGCCATTGCTTGCGGACAGGATGGGGTGGGCTTCATTCATTGGCACGCCTAAAGGCAAGAATCACTTTTACCGCATAGCGAAACAGGCTCAGGAATCGCCTGACTGGTTCTATCAGACGCTCAAGGCAAGTGAAACAGGGATTATCTCGCAGTCTGAGCTGGATGATGCTAAACGGCAGATGACCGCTGAACAGTACGCTCAAGAGTTTGAGTGCGCGTTTGATGTGCCTGCGCTTGGTGCGATATACGGCGCTGAGATGGCTAAAGCATACAGCGATAATAGAATCACGCAAGTTCCTGTTGATGGCGCTGGCTTGGTGCATACCGCTTGGGATTTGGGCGTGGGCGATGCGACCTGCATATGGTTCTTTCAGATCATCGGGCGCGGCATAAACCTGATTGACTACTACCAGGACACAGGCAAGGACGTTACGCACTATCTCGGCGTGTTGCAGGCTAGGGGCTATCGCTACGGAAGCCACTTTGTTCCCCATGACGCTGAGGCGCGGGAGCGATGGAGCGCCACAACGATGATACAAGTGGCTGAGTCTCAGGGCTTTAAGATGACCACATTGCCAAGAGAGGGCATAGAGCAGGGCATTAACGCCGCGCGGATGATGTTCAGCCGATGCTGGTTTGATGCAACGAAATGCTCAGACGGCATTGATGGCCTGATGAATTACCGCAGGGAATACGCCGAGAAACTTGGCGAGTTCAAGCCCGCCCCATTGCATGACTGGGCTTCACATCCTGCCGATGCGTTTAGGTATCTGGCAATGGCACTAGACAAGATTAGCACGATCAAGCCAATCACTTTCGACACTAACAGCTTTGTAAGCGAGTACGCATAAATGGCTAAAATGGGCAAGGATGCTCTTAAACTGATGCGCGAACGGTACGAACGTGCTGTTGATGCGGATAACGATAACCGCATATTGTCGCGTTCGGACATTAAGTTCGTGACGGTGCAAGGCAATCAATGGGATGAATCACAGCGCAAGGCGCGTAAGGGTCGCCCATGTTATGAGTTTCCCATTCTGCGCAGCCATTGGCGGCAGATTTGCAACGACCAGAAACAGGCACGGCCAAGTGTCAAGGTGTCGGGCGTTGAAGATGATGACAAAGATGGCGCTGATTTACGTCAAGGCTTGGTGCGTAACATCGAGCGTTGTTCCAATGCGTCCAAAGCCTATGATGTAGCGTTCGAGGAAATGACCGCTGGCGGGTTTGGTGCATGGCGTATCAGCACAGAATACACCGATGACGATGCGTTTAATCAGGACATTGTGATTAGCCCATTGCATGATGCGGTAAACCGCGTATGGGTTGACCCTGATGCGCGTGAAGACAGCAGCGAGGACGCAAAGTTCACCTTTGTTGAGGAAACCATAAGCAAGGCTGAGTTTGAGTCACGCTACCCGAAAGCCACTATATCGGACTTCGAGGGTAACAATGTAGGCGATTGGTTCAGCAAGGATTCTGTACGAATTGCGGAATACTGGCGCGTTGAGAATGTGCCAAAGCGCATTGTGCTGCTGTCTGATGGCAAAACGCTGGACGGCGATGAGTACGACAAAATCGGCGATGAACTGGCACAGCAAGGTATCACGATGGATCGTGAGCGCAAGATTGTTGGCAAGAAAGTCATTGTGTCCATTGTGTCAGGCTTTGAAGAGCTTGAGCCTGCACAGGAGACGGTATTTAACCGCATTCCGATTATCACGGTTTACGGCAATCGCGGCATGGTTGAGGGCAAGTGGAAATATACAGGCATGGTGCGCTGGTCGCGTGACCCGCAGAAACTGCTTAACTACAATCTCACCACAGCACAAGAGATTGTCAGCAAGCAGCCTAAGTCACCTTACCTTGTTACACCTAAGATGCTTGAGGGTGATGGCATTAAGGCGATGTGGGATAAATCGAATGCGATAGATGCGCCTTACCTTGCGTACAATCCTGACCCGATGGCTCCAGGCATGGCTCCGCAGAAACTTCCGCCGCCTGATATGCCACAAGCATTGACCGCAATGGCGCAACTGTCCGTAGATATGCTCAAGGCTTCCGATGGCATATTCGATGCAAGCGTGGGCGCTCGAAGCAATGAAACGTCCGGCAAAGCGATCATGGCGCGTCAGCGTGAGGGTGACACTGCGACCTTTGATTATCAAGACTCGCTGAACAACGGCATTATGGCTACTGGCAAGATTCTGGTGTCTATCCTGCCTAAGATTTACGATACGCCGCGCGGTGTTCGTGTGCTTGGGCGTGATGGCGCTGAAAACTACGTGAAGCTATATCAGCCTGTTCGTGATGAACAGACCGGCGAAATGGTGATGACAAACGACCTTTCTGCTGGCAAGTACGATGTCAGCGTAAGCGCAGGCTCGTCTTACAGCACGCAACGCGCTGAGTTTGTCGAGATGATGATGAGCTTAAGTCAATCGAACCCTGGCATTTTGCAAGTGGCTGGCGATTTGATAATGGGCGCGATGGACTTTCCCAAGTCTGAGGAAGTGGCAGAGCGGCTTAAAATCATGTTGCCGCCGCCGATTCAGCAAATGCTCAACAAAGATACCAAGCAAACGCCTGAAGTCATGCAAATGCAGCAGCAGTTTGAGCAGATTACACAGCAGGCGCAAATGCAAATGCAAGAGATTCAGCAGGCTTTGCAAGAGTGCGCTCAGGAAAACGAACAGCTTAAAGCGCAAATGGCGAACAAACAGGGCGAGTTGCAGCTTAAAGCCCAAGACGGTCAAGTGAATGCGCAGTTAAAGGCCGAGGAATTGGCTTTGAAACAGCGTGAACAAGACCTGAAAGAGCGTGAGTTGTCCCTGAAAGAGCAGGAGGCTATGATTAATGCATCGCTCGAACAATACAACGCTGAAACCGCGCGCATACAGGCCATGAATGCCCCTGAGAGCGCACAGGACGGCTCAGAAGCCCGCGAATCAGAAAAGGGCGACCAGTCCACCGCTGCGCTTATTGCAGGCTTTCAGGCGATGTTACAGCCTAAAACATCCATCGGCAGTTTGACCAGAATGCCGGACGGTTCTTATCAAATGGTCAAGCAGGAGGGCGTGTGACCGTAAGCGAGCTGATAGCGCTTCGGGAACAGTCCAGAGAGTCAAAGGATTACCAGCAAGCAGATTTAATACGCCAGCAACTGTTCGATATTGGCGTGATTGTAGAAGACACCTTTCGCGGTTCGCGCACAAGGGTTAAACGGAGTTATGACGCTTTACCACCTCACAAGGATGTGAAATGAGTTTATCAAATACGACCGAGGCCGCTGCTCTCGATGTTTTTCTGCGCGGTACTGATCCGTCTTATCGGGCTGGCGCTACGCAATATCTAGCCTTGTTCACGGCAGACCCTGGCGAAACTGCATCCCTTGCCGCTGAAGCCACCTATACAGGCTATGCGCGGGTTGCGCTGACTAAGGCTTCGTCTTGGACAGGTTCGTCTAGTCCGTACACCAACACCAACTTGGTTCAGTTCGGACAATGCTCGGCGGGTACGAATACAATTACCCACTTTGCCGTTGTTGATACCGCGTCTGCTGCGGTGAACATGATGATTTCGGGCGCGTTGAGTGCATCGCTGGCCGTTTCAAGCGGTATTCAGCCACAGTTTGCCGCAGGCGCTTTGTCAATATCGGCTGACTAATGGGCTTTAATCGCGTCGTTGACTATGCCGATGCTTCAGAGGTCGGCTGGACATCATGGGTACATAAATCGGGTTCGCCTGTCCTTGTGGCCGCTGGACAATGGGGTGACCTGTCTATGGCGGCAGGCATCCCGAAATACAACGCATATCCAGGCACACAGGGCGCATTCACGCCGCTTTATGGTGTTGGTAACGATGGTTTGTATCACGGCGGCAATGTATCGCCATCGGGCAAGCATATTCGGCAGATTGCGTTAAACACTACCGGCGCTACGTTCGCGCCTGCTCGGTTCGTCTTGTGCGACTACTTGGGCTTCTATGCGCTGACCGATATGGACAGCACAGACCAGCAGGATATGGATAACACGCTGACTTTGCCGAGATATACAAGCGGAGCTGGCGTACAAGCGATGTTAGTTACCACTACCCCGCAGACATCATCGGTGCAGGTAAACATCGGCTACACCAATCAAGACGGCGTAGCGGGGCGTGTGGCTACGGTTTACACCACGGCAAGCAATACCGGAATGATTCAGGGCGCCCAAGCGTCTGGTGGCGCTGCGGGCAGTACCAGCCCATTCATCCCCTTGCAATCAGGCGATACAGGAATCCGTGAGGTTGATTACGTCACCTGCTTGGGTTCGGGCGGTGGATTCTGCGCGGTGGTGTTGGTTAGACCTTTAGCTCCGCTGGTATTGCGCGAACAAAACACGGTGGTCGAAGTGGACTACATGACCGAGCGAACATCGCTTCCGCAGGTTCAGGATGGCGCGTATCTGAACTTCATTTTCACGTCCGGCGTAGCGGCTACTTCCAGCCTTATACGCGGTCAAGTTTCATTCTCTTGGGGTTAAAACATGGGCTTTGCATCGATTGATGATTGGATTTCAGAAAGTACGGTAAACGGCAAGACAACTGGCCCTATCATGTTCAACAAGATTACAGGCGCTTCAGCTTATACCGCTGGCCGATGGTATGACATGAGTTCATTGAACGGCTTTCCTGTTGCGAACGCATGGGCTGGCACGGCATTGGCTTGGACGGCTTGCACCGAAACAACCGGCAACGGTACGCAGATATTCGGCCTGCCACACGGCGGCAACGTGTCAACCGACACCAAGCACCTTATGAACCTGTCCGCTGTTACAGGCGTGGCTACTGGCGTACCAGGCTATTTTCTACTGGTTGACCTTGAGGGCTATTGGCCTGGTATCACCAACAACAGCGCGGTAGCGCAAACGCTTACTGGCACGCCGTCACCGAGATACACCAACGGCGCTGGCTTGCGCTTGTTCGCGGTGCAAACGGCTGTTGCAGGCGCTACGGCGCAGAATATCGCGCTTTCGTACACCGATCAGGCGGGCAATACAGGTAATGCGCTTCCGGTAACGGTTGCAATGACTGCATCGGCTATTGCCGGGCACATTTCACACTCAGGAACTGCCGCGAATAACTACGGCCCATTCCTGCCATTGGCTTCGGGTGATACAGGCGTTAGGAACGTGGCTACTGTCACCATGTCTGCTGCTAATACTGGAACATTTGCCTTGTGCTTGGCTCGTCCTTTGGCTTATGTGCCGATTACCACGTTAGGCGTGGCGGGTGAACGCGACCTGATGAACCAACTGCCATCATTGCCACAGGTGAAAGACGGCGCTTGCCTTGTCTGGATGTATTTCGCCGGAGCCGCTACTGCGGCCAGTACGAACTTTTTCGGAAGCTATCAAGCAGACTGGGGCTAATTCATGGCGCTGAAACAGAACGGCATATTGTTGAATCAAATGCCGCTTCGGTTGCGGGGGTTTGATCTAGGCGCAAGGAATCAATTCAGCCGAACACGCCTTTGGTACTTCGGAGAGAATCCTGAGGACAAAAAGGGCGGCTTTCCTGTTGGCAATCTAGCGCCATCTAGCGGATTCCTGCCCTTGCAAGCGGGTGGCATGAATGGGCGCAATAGCGCAAGCCTG